GCTTTTGCTATCTTCTGAACTAAAGGATGTGGATGTTCTTGAAGAAAGTTTTTAGTAAAGGAGGGTGCTTGTGATTTTGCAGTTCTGGAATAAGATAATGAAAGTTTATCAAATACTTTTGCAATACTTCTTGCAGCCCATATTTCAGTTTCTATTCCTGTCTCTTTTTTTATGTCTAGCAATAACGCTTCTTCTTGTGAAATTAATTTTTGTTTCAATGTATGAGCTCCTTCAAGGTCTACGCGAACGCCTTTAAATTTCATATCAATTAAACAAGGAAACAATTGTGTTTCTAAATCAAAAACATTTTGTAAATTTTGTTTTTGTATTTCTCGTGACAAGACTTTAAATAATTCTAAAGTGAGTTCAGCATCTTTTTCAGCATAAGTTCCTACATCCATGGCAGGTAATTTATGCATTTCTTCTTTTGCATTAACACCCGCTCTTGCTGCTGCTTGTTCTAATGCTTTTTCTGATTTAACTTCACCTAAATAATCATACGATGCACTGTTTAATGAATACCATAATCGATTCTCATCAACCAAAGATAACATCACCATGGTATCTATGATGTGTCCTTTAACTTCTATTCCATAACTTTTTAACCAACACACATCATACATAGCATTGTGAAATAATTTTACATTGTCATAACTACAGATTTCTTTTACCCAATTCATGACCTTAACAGGATTTAAATTACCTTCTCGATGTCTTATTGGATAATATCCGGACCAACCATCAACAGCTACAGCCACACCAACAATAAAACCATTATGCCTTAACGCACCAGATCCTTTCTTTTTTAAATCTGGATCATAAGTTTCTAAATCAATTGCGATGTATTTGTATCCAGATAAATCTGGAAAATTATCAGGACAAACCCATTCTCTTTCAGCTTCAAACATCTTTCCTCATTCTCTCTATTTCTAATTCACAATAATGAATTATTTTTTCTAAGTCTTGCTTGCCACCTTTTTTAAGATAACGCACAACATATTTAATTACATTTCCCTGAAAAAAATTCAAGTTATTCTCCATAATAAAATGGTAAGGTTGTATTTTTAGTTTATAATGTTCGCCTCCAATTTGATTCATCGATGGAAACACTCTATCTAAGTCTTGTTTTGTGGTCATTCTATTTCTCCTCCTATTGTATATTGATGTTCATAACCTTGATTCATTATATAAAGTTTTTCTTTTGCTCTTGTGACTCCAACAAAAAATAATCTATGTTCTGGATCTTTATTCTTAAGAGCTGCACGATATATAATTCCTTCTAAATCTGTAAATAAGATAACATTATCTGCTTCTTCACCTTTAACTCCATGAATTGTAGATATTTTTATTCTTGCGGGTTTAGATAAATCTTCACCATTTTCTTTTAACATATAAATATAATCTTCTTGTTCTTGACTCATATTTAAAAGAGTCCAATCACCCCTAGTTTTTAATCCATGATTCATCATTAACTCATCAATATCAACAGTATCAACTTGTTCTAAAGATTTACCGCCACCAAATTTATGTTTAAGTTCTTTTTTAGTTAAAAAGTTATAAACTTTCTGTGCTTCCTGTCCCTCGACGCTCGCTCCTCGATTCAATCGGTCCCAAATATTAATTGCCTCTTGAAGCTCTGGGGGAAATAAGTCATTGTTTTTACAGTCAAATCTTAGTCCTAGATTATTTAAATGCTGGATAATAGATTCTTGTTGCTTGTTCGTTCTGGTTAAAATCATCCAGTTACCTGTACTAAAATCAATATCTTCTAGTATTTCATTATCAATAACTTCGCCTTCTTCCTCTCTTGGTAACCAGGTTTTATCCTTTCGATAATCAATATTATTAAGAATAGAAAAAGCAACATCATAAATAGATTTAGGAACTCTTCTTGAAACAGTTTGTGCATCTAATGTACCTTTTAAATCTATAAAAGTTTTAGGATCAGCACCTTGAAACGCATAAATAGATTGATCGTCGTCCCCTGCAATGTATGATCTTTCACACAGGGATTCAATGTAAAAGAACATATCCCATTGCAGAGGATTCAGATCTTGCGCTTCATCAAGAAAAACCACATCGAGGGAGGGACATAGTTTTCGCTTGGTGAACTCGGATATCATGTCTGAAAATTCAAACATGTTATAATCTTTTTTAAAATCATTTAAGTATTGATGAATTTGTTCTAGGTATTCAAAATCAATACGATCTAATAAATCAGTTGCCATTCCAGCATCCGCTAAACTAACTTGTCTTGATCTAGCGTATTCAATTATTTTCATATAATTATTTGTATATTCAACATAACCATTCTCGTGTTCAATGTTTTCAAAATGTAAATCATGACAACCTGAATAGTTTTGAAATGTTCTCCAGTTTTTATCTTTTAGTAATTGTGTTGTGGTATCTATATTCAATTGTCTTTTTCCCATTGAATGCATGGTACAGATCCATTCAAATTCAAACTCAGGAAATAAATTAGTTATTCTTTGTTTTGCTTCTCCTGCTGCAGCATTACTAAATGAAATGTATGCAATCTTTTTGGGATCTGTTTTTAAATTATATAATTCATTGCGTAGATGTTTATGAACTAAAGTATGTGTTTTTCCTGTGCCAGGTGGTCCTGGTATAATGGTTCTCATTGTTCAAATGCTGCTTTCTTTTTTTCTTTTTTATCTATTGCAATTTCTTCTAGATCCATTTCTGGAACCGACCAAACCGTTAATCTTTTTTCTTCACCTGTTTTCATTTTCACTTTCAATTCAGATTTAGAATCTGCACCTAAAATCGTTTGTACATCTCTTGCAAACAAATGATGTTTTGTTTTTTCTTGTCTTGATGTGTTGTAATAACTGTGAAAAGATTTTAATTTGAAATAAGTTTTACCATTATCAGTATAGACTTTACCTTTTGGTACTAATTCTGGTTTATCATCTTTTCTTGCTTTGATAAATAATCTCATACTTTCTTTCATCTTATATGCTTTCTTTAATTCATCTGGAGCTTCCATAATTAAATTATCTTGATTCTCTAATACTTTTTTTCTAACCAATTTAATCCAAAACTTTTCTTGAACATAATCTAGTGGATCATTAATTTGATCAAAGGCTAATGCTTGAAATGTTTTGAAGTTTAAAACATCTTTAGAAGATTCTGCAAAAACAGTTTTACCATCAATATCTATAAAATACATTGGTGGATCAGAATTAAATTTTCTAACTTGTGTAATTTCTGGCATAGGTAATTCATCCCCTACACCAAACTCTCTCTTAACACATATCTCTGCTCTACAGTGACCATATAGAGGTTCTTTTTTACAACCATATCGATATTCTTTTTTACTTATAGATTTTATAATTCCATTAAGTTCATTTAGTTCTAATTTCTCCTCCATAAAATCATCACAGTTATATTCAGCGAGTTTATTTTGCCATTGATCACCATAACGTTTTTTACAATAGATAGCTAAATTAGAGAAAGTATCATTTCGTACACCTTTACCTAATTTATTTTTTAATAAAGTTACTAAACATGGAGGCATTCCCTTTAATCTTTCATCTTTTTCTTTTCCATTTCCTCCACCTAACGCTGTAAATGCTTCTACGGATAAAACTTTTTCATCGTAAACTTTAAAGAAATCTTCGATAGGCATTTCTTTTCCTTCATTGTTCAACATACATTGATCTGGATTTTTATAATTAAAATAAGGTGCATTTAAATAACTTCCCATATCACCTCGTTCTACAATCACTTCTTCTTGTTTTGGATATATCTCTCTACCCGCATGACCTATTTGTGCTGCCATATTTCTTAGACGACTAATCATTGCTTTTGCTGGAACAAAATCTTCTACAAATAAAAATATATGTGCGCCATTAGATTTTGATCTAAAATAAATTAATGGAAGTTTTAATTCATTTATTTTTTTAATTAATCCAATATGATCTAAATCATAAACATCTACATCAATACAACCCCATTTACATGTATTATCACTTTTAATTGGTATAACTCCAAAACGATGACCTTTACCATTTAAGTGATCTTCCCAATGTTGATGAGTAACTTCTAATCTTAATATTGCGTTTTTAGTTTCAACCTTACCATCTTCTCTTATTTCTCCGGTAGGTTTACTTTGACCATAACCACAATCCTGGCCTTCAAATATTTTTTTAAATCTTTCTACAATCATTTTCCCTCTAGATGTATAAAGCGCCCCATTTGGGGCGCTTTTGTGTTAACTATTAGTTATTTGCTAGACTGTTGTAGAATTTTTTAGCTCTCTCATAAATTGCTGCATCTTCTACAGGTCCAACTTTCTGAACTGAATAACCATACCACTGATTACCTTTTCCAGAATTGAGTACAGAACTTAATTTGTACATATGACTGAAAGAAGCTGGAGTGTATGGTCCATCTTTTCCTTGAAGGGTAATGGATAACATCATGGAATTCCATTTTCTGCTTACCTTACCTTGAGATGAACTCATAGATACTAAAGCAGTTTCTGTATTTCCATTATCATTTAGTATTAATACAAAATGTTGACCAACAGTTAAGATGTAATTACCGTTTGGTAATCTATCTTTACCCATTTGATCTTTTGTAGTTTTTTCTAAAATATCAGAACTATCTGGATAAATAGATTCTGGTCTACCTTGACCAGTTCCAAAATCAGACCATTCTTGGTATTCTAATTTATAATGACAAGGTATAACAGTAATACCTTTCTCACCATCATACAGTTCTTTTGTAACTGTATTTAAGAACATACCTGGTTCAGCACCTTGAATGTAATTTGCATTCATTTTTTTTGCTTCTCCAGATCCATTCTGTAAAAGTTTAAGAATAGGTAAAGCTAAACTTTCGCTTTTAACCTTTTCTAAACCTGCCTGCGCATCCGCTTCAAACAAAGCTGAAGATGGAAGTGAGGTCTTTTTCGTTGCTACTTGCTTCTCGTTTCTTGCTTCTTGCATCGATTATCTCCTTTTAATTTTTGTCTGGTTACCTACAAACGTTTTAAATAAGTCAGAGGGCATATCTTGTCCAGACTCGATACGCTCCCTGACCGTTGCCTTGAGTGTCTGAGGATTCACACCAACCTTCTGGACAGGTTCGAATCCTTGACCTCGTGCAAGGACAGCATATTGTGCCGCCTTGTTATCTTCGCCACGACCAAAGGTAACAGTGATATCATTTTTAATAATATCACCTAGACCGTTATTACGAAGCCATTGAAAAGCTGCTTCCTGTTGATCTTTAGGAATAGATGCTCCGTAAACTTTTTTGATTTCTACAGATTCACCATCTTTCAGCTTTAATTTTGTAATTTGCATTTCATCCATCATTGCTGGAATTTCAAATGCAGATAATTGTAATGCTTTTTCTTTTAATTTTTTTATAGACTCTTCAGCATTAGCAATTTCATCTTCTAAATCTTTTAATTCAATTACCTTATCTGATAATTTTTTAGCGGAATCTATCTGCTCCACTGATTGCATTCTATCGTTTTCAAAATCTATTGTCATAACTTTCTATCCTTTCTATATATATTTTTATTTTTTATTGTCAAGCACTATTATACAAATCAATTTCAACTGGATAATATCTTCTCTCCTGTTTATCCCATTTTAATAATTTATATTTTCCGTTTGTTATATCAGAAACTATTGAACACGCAACACCAATAATTGCAGGATCACCTGTAAGTAATAAATAATCTTTTGATCTATAATCTTTTAATTTTTGTTTTAAAGTTGAAATTACATAAACTGGACTTAAAATAATTTGTGAATTTTCTGGAAGTAAAACTTTTAACTGTCCATATTGGGTTGCACCGACTATATTTATTTTAGGTGCACCTATTTTGGTTCCAGGTATATCTTGTATTACATATACTATGGATTGTGTTTCTGATTTTAAATTTTTGTAATCTATGCTTTCTTGCATTGACATTATATACAACATAATATATGTATTTTCAATAGAAAGAAAAAATATTATGAACTATAAATTTAAAAGCAAACCATTTGCTCATCAATCTAAAGCATTAGAAATGTCTTGGGATAAAGAAGTTTTTGCATACTTTATGGAGATGGGTACAGGTAAATCTAAGGTCCTTATTGACAATATTGCTATGCTTTATAATGCAGGCAAGATTAATGGTGCATTAATTATAGCACCTAAAGGTGTATATAAAAACTGGTTTGATTCTGAAATACCAAATCATTTACCTGATTATATAGAAAAGAAAGTTGGTTTATGGAAAACAAAACCTAATGATAAAGATTTAAAACCTTTATTTGATACAGGTGCTGAACTACATATTTTAATTATGAATGTTGAAGCATTCTCAACTAAAAACGGTTTAATGTTTGCACAAAAATTTTTATCTTGTCATAAAGCAATTATTGGTATTGATGAATCTACAACAATAAAAAATCCAAAAGCCATTAGAACTAAATCAATATTAAATTTAGCATCCAAAGTTAAATATAGAAGAATATTAACTGGATCACCTGTAACTAAATCACCATTAGATTTATTTTCTCAATGTTATTTCTTAAGTCCTTTTTTATTAGGTCACGAATCTTTTTGGTCTTTTAAAACTAGATATGCTGTTACTAAACAAGTTAATGTACAAGGACGTATGATACAATTAGTTGTCTCTTATAAAAATTTAGGAGAACTATCTGATAAAATAAAACCTTTTTCTTATCGAGTATTAAAAGATGATTGTTTAGATTTACCACCTAAAACTTATACTAAACGTATTATTGAATTAACTGATGAACAAAAAAGAGTTTACAAAACTATGAAAGAAAAAGCGATTGCATTCTTAAATGGTAAAATGGTTTCAACTGCAACAGTAATTACTCAATTAATGAGATTACATCAAATTACTTGTGGTCATTTTAAATCTGATGATGGCACTATTCAAAAAATAAAAAGTAATCGTATTAGTCAGTTAATGGAAATATTAGAAGAGGTTGAAGGTAAAGCTGTTATATGGGCTCATTATAGATATGACATAGAAGCAATCGTTGAAGCTATATCAAAAGAGTATGGAGAAAATTCTGTTGTTACTTATTATGGTGATACATCAACTGATGATAGACAAAAAGCAATTAAAAAAATCCAAGACAAAGATTCTCCTGTTAGATTTATTGTAGGTACACCTCAAACAGGTGGTTATGGAATTACTTTAACTGGTGCCTCTACAATGATTTATTATTCTAATGGTTATGATTTAGAAAAACGTCAACAGTCTGAAGCAAGGATTGATCGTATTGGTCAGGAAAAACCTATGACTTATATTGA